TTTCGATGTCATCGAGCGACCGCATTGAAACGCCCGCATCATAACGACGACGCGAGTGCGCCCAGGGCGTGTTCCGTTCTTCAAATCCGTTGGCTAGCGTCACCACTTCGGTGCGCCGCTCAGGCCCACCAACCGATCCAAAGCTCAGATTTGCCGGAAACCGGACGTTGTGAAATCCCATGGCACCCTCCTACCGATTACGCTGACCACGCCCGATCGCACGCGACATCTGCGCGGCAATCTGGCTGGACGAACGCTGAAATCCCTGAACATCAGGCGTCTGGACATTCATGACGACACTGACCGGGCGGCCACCGCCTTCGGAGCGAACACCCAGCTTGCCGTCAGCGCCACGCGCCAGAGGCATGATCGCTTCTGGCCCCGCTTCGCCCATCAGGCCGTATCCGCCCCGCATCGGGAAATGCACCGGGCCATTGACGATGCCGCCTTGTGCAAAGGGCATCACCCGACCCTGGGCGAAGGTCCCACCCTTGGCGAAGGGCAAGAACCCCTGCACGACGCTTTCCACACCATTGGCGAGGATCCCGCCAAGATGCGATGTCACAGGACGGATCGCAGCAGAATAGGCAGCATTTGCCATCGACTGCGCGACGTCGGACAGCGCATCGGACAGTTTCAGCCCGTCAAAGGCCAACCCGTCAAAGGAGCGACGAAGGCTGCCGCTGATCCCGCTGGACAGAACATTGACCGAACGTCCGGTGTCCGCGATCGTTGTGGTCATTCGACGCAGTTCACCGTCAAAAGCACCAGTCAGGGCACTTGCGCTGCTCAGAGACTGTTCCAAAGCCTCAACCTGGTGGTTCAGGCTGTCGATCCCATCGACATCTTCCATCTCACTCGTCTCCCGTTTTGTCCGGATAGGCCCGGGCCAAATCTTCCAACCGGGCGCGGTTCAAAGGGGCGGACCCCGACCCTTCGCCCAGCATCAGTGCAAACTCGGCTGGTGTGAGCGCCCAGAATTCCGCCGGCCGCAATCCCAGCCCACGGATCCCGGCCCGCATCAGGACCGGCCAGTCAAACCCCGCCATCACGACCAGTCCCCTGGAACGCGCGGACAAGCAAACCACCAGCCACCCGCGCCGCTTCCACCGGGCCGCCCTCGATCTCAGCGGTCAAGAGATCCTCGGCCCGACCGCGCCATCCGCCCCCGCGCAGTCCTGCCACGATCAGCGCAAGCACATCGCGCGTCGCATAGGCTCCGCCTTCAAAGCGTTCGACCAGTTCAACCAGTGTCCCGGTCTTCAACTCCGCCTCCAACTCGGCCAAAGCGCCAAGCGTGAGTTTCAGCTCATGCGCCTCCCCGTTCAGGGTCAGCGTCACCTCACCTGCCCAAGGGTTCGCCATTAGAGCGCCGTGAAGTTCAGCGCACCAGCCGACGCCAGCGCCATCTCATAGGTCGCTTCGCCGTTGTAGCTGCCGGAATACTCGATCGAGGTGATTTGGAATGCGCCTTCGACCGTGCCGAAGTCCGGGATGATCACCTGGAAATTCGGCGTCTCGCCGTCGAAGAAAATCTGCCGGGCACGTTCGTCGGTATTGTCGTCCTTGAAGACGCCCGAGCCCGAGAGAGAGGCCGATTTGACCCCTGCCCCCGACAACAGCTCGCGCCACCCGCCTTGGCTTTCCAGGCTCGTCACGTCGACGCTTTCCGCGTTGAAGCTGATCCGCGTGGCGCGCAGCCCCGCAATGGTCTCGAACTGGCCAGCACCGGTCAGGTCGATCTTGATGAGTAGGTCTTTGCCGTTTTGGGCACCCATAGCCGTTACTCCAGTTTAAGATTGATCGTCTTCGACGCGGGCGCGGAATGTCAGATCGATCCGTCGCACATCGCCTTTTTGAACACGGCGCGCCTGCGCCCGTTGAAACTTGAGGAACACCAGCCGACCGCGTGCCAGCGTCAGATCCGCGTCGTCCAGCACGTCCGAGACCGCCGCTGCCGCCAGTTTGGCCGTCTGGAACCCAGCGCGCCCCGTCACCACACTGATCGTCATTCGGTGCTCCGCCCCGGCGCCGGTCTTGTCCGACCGGTCAAGCGCGGTCTCTGGCCCAAGGCTGACATAGGTGCTTGGCACCTTGCCCGGCGGGACCACGTCGTAGATCGCGCTGCCAACCACAGCGCCCAAATCCACGTCCGCGACCAGCGCCTGGTACACCGCTTCCTGCAATGCGGCTGCGACCCCGTAACTCATGCCGAGACCTCCTCTCGCGCGAAGCAAAGAAGAAACCGCGCGTTTTCATCGCTTTCGGTGACAGCATCGATCCTGTAAATCCGTGTGCCATCCCGAAACCGCTGTTCGGGCTTCGGACGCGACGCAGCGCCTTCGGGCGCCGCACGCACGGTGATCTTGTAGGCCATCGTCGACAGCGTCACGAAATCGACGCCGACCTCCCGCCCGGTCCGGGGCTTCACGCTCGCCCAGACGGTCCCGAGGCTCACCCAGGTGTCAGTGAACCCGCCCGCGCCATCAGGCACGCTTTGTGCCTCTTCAAGCTCGAGCTTTCTGTTGAGCAATGGCGTTCTCACAACCGTCCTCCCCCGAAGAGGCGGACGTCGCGAAAGCGTTCGAGCAGGCTCGCTATTCCGAAGGGCATCTGCGACATGTCTGTCGCTGTCTCGTGGCGATGCTCGTAGTAATGCGCGGCCAGAAGGAACACGCCACGCGCCAGATCGGCGGGCACATCGGCCCAGGCCGTTCCATACCCGGCAGTGAAATAAATCTCCGCCGATCCGTTCACGGGGATCGTCGGCAGCACCAAAGTCGAAGCCACAAGGGATGGGCGGTGCGTGTCTTTTTCCAAGTGGTACTTGGCGACATCGATCACAGTCTCGACGTTCTGACGATCCAGAATGCTCAGCTGCGTGATTTCGGATACCGGCGCCATTGGCAAGACTTGCCGTGCAAGATCGCGCCAGGCAGTCAGTGACCAAAGGAATGACCGCGAGATCAGCGCCTTACCGGTCTTCGCCTCCGCCGCAGCGATTGCGGCCCGCAAGCACCCGTCCAGCACCGCATCCTGCACCCCATCGTCCGAAAACCCGGTGCCCAGCCGCAAATGATCTTTGAACTCAGCGACCGGCAGTGCGGCGGTCGGGACTGTGCTCAATTCGGTTAACAACATGGATAATCTCCGATCGTCGGCCCCCGTGGCCCAGGCAATGGATGGATGGGCGCACGCCCCCGCATTGCTCGGACGGAGGGGGAGCAGCTAGACAACACGAGTGTATCGGCGCGCGCCCACCGACCGCCCCGAAGCTCGCGCACCGGGACGGTCATTCAGTGTCTCGGTTAGGAGACGCCGAATTTCAGAAGCTTGATCGCGGCAAAGTCGCTGACATCCCCACCGACGCGCTTGGTCGCATAGAAAAGGACGTGCGGTTTGGCCGAGAACGGATCGCGCAGGATGCGCAGATCAGGACGTTCAGCCACGGTGTAGCCCGCGCCGAAATCACCGAAGGCGATCGATGTACTGTCAGAAGCGACATCAGGCATGTCTTCGGCGATCAGAACCGGATAGCCCATCAGACGTGCAGGCTCTCCCGCGGCCAAACCATCCGACCAGAGGAAGCGACCATCCGCGTCCTTGATCTTGCGCACCTGACCCGCGGTTTTCGAGTTCATCACGAAGCTCGCACCGGCGCGGTACTGCGCACCAAGTGCATAGACGAGGTCGACAATCGCATCTGCGGGATCGGTCGCGCCAAAGTCACCATCGGTGCCCGTTGCGACATAACCCAGCGAACCCCAGGCCCAGCTATCGTTGTCGACTGTCGGGTGGGTCAGAAGACCGGTCGGCTTGTCGATGCCGTCACCGTTAATGAAGGCCGCCGCCTCAGCACGCGCGAACTTGTCGGAAACGCGTTCGGCCAGCCAGGTTTCGATCTCGAACGCGCTGTCGTCCAGCAGACGCTGCGAGATTTTCGGCAGAGCAGACAGCTCGTGCAACGCGATCGAGATACGCTCGATCTGCGGCGTACCTGTTTCAGCGAAAGAACCGGTTTCCGATGCCCAGCCCGAGCCGAGATCCGTGTGGTCGATCAGCACATCGTAAGAGACCGCGTCGACGTTCACGACATTGGCGATCTGGCGGATCGACGCTGTCGACTTCAGAACGCTTTTGATCGTCTCCGATGTCTGCGGATCGACAAGGTATCCACCGTCTGCCGCAACAGCCGTCGACATGGCTTTGCCTTCCAACTCAAGACCACGCAGCGCGTCGTCTTCGCCAGTGCGCAGGTAATCTGCAAAGGCTTTCTGGTGCGGGGCTTCCGCATCGGCCGCAGCCGCAAGCGCCGGGCGGCGCGTCAAAGTGGATTTCCGATCCAACATGGTCAGTCGCTCTTCCTGTTTCTGAAGTCGTGAAGTGATGTCAGTCATGAACCCAGCGAGCGCCGTCTTCACATCGGCAGCCGGGCTCTCGGTCCCGGACGCACCCGTCCCGGCCCGAGCCTTGGTCTCGGTTTTGCTCATCAATCAATCCTGATCGTTTCGGTTTAGGCCGCCAGCCGTCTATTCCTTGGCCAGCATCGAGCGTGCGTCCTCAATGGCCGCCGCCAGGTCACGCATCAGGGCAGCATCCGGGTCATCCCCCTTCGCCCCCACCCGCGCATCGGGAAGCATCGGGAAAGTGACAAGCGACACCTCCCACAGCTCCAGCTCTGACAAGCGCCGCCGGCCCTTGTCGTCTTTCGTCGCCTTTACGGTCTTGTAGCCGATCGACAGGCCATCGATGGCACCTGCCTCGATCAAGGCCGCCGCCTCTTTGGCGCGCGCGACCTCGGTCAACAGCCGACCTTTAACGTACAGCCCCTTGCCGTCCTCGTAGACCTCGTCCCAGACCCCGATGGGCTCTGTCGGGTCATGCTGCCAAAGCATCTTGATCGACCGATCCTTGGCATCCGCTGTTTTCAGCGATGCGGCATAGGCCCCCGCTTCGACGATGTCGCCGCCCTGATCGCACGCACCGAAGAGGGACGCATACCCTTCGATCACCGCGCCGTCGGTTAGGGTCACCGCATCACCAAGACGCACGTATTTGTGTTCAAGACCGTTCATAAACGCTTCTTTCAAATAGATTTTCATCGCTCACACCTCGTCTTCGGAAAGCTTGGGAAGGCCGAGGATGCTGCGCTTTTCCGCATCCGTCAGGAAGCTTGCCCCGGTCACGCGTTTCCACTGCGCATCGCGTTCTGTGGCCAATGCGCTGACTTGATCGAGGTCCGGCTTCAGCTCCACCGCCTCACCGAAGTATCCCGACAACCAATCCGCCAGGGACGCCGCGACTTTTGCCGCGAGCGGCAGCACTGTCAGGCGATAGAAGGCCCGGTTCGCTTCCTGGTAGTTTGCGTAGGTCGCATCGCCCGGGATGCCCAGCAGCATCGGCGGCACGCCAAAGGCCAGCGCAATGTCCCGCGCCGCGGCTTCCTTGGTCTTCTGGAATTCCATGTCGGAGGGCGAGAAGCCCATCGGCTTCCAATCAAGCCCACCTTCCAGCAGCATCGGTCGCCCAGCGTTGCGCGCGCCCATGTGGTAACTGTCCATTTCACTTTGCAGACGGTCGTACTGGTCCGGCGTCAAAGACCCGTGCCCCTCAGGGCCATTGTAGACGATGGCTCCGGATGGCCGCGCTGCATTGTCTAGAAGCGCCTTCGACCAATGTGACGCGCTTGTGTGCACGTCGACGGCCGAGGCCGCCGCCTGCATCGGCGAAAACCCATAGTGATCATCCTGCGGATGAAACGCCTTGATATGGCAGATCGACGACGCTCCATCAGTCACTGGAAAGCGCACCGCTTTCGAGCCTACCTTGTATTCATACGCAACCGGCCAACCGTCACCGCCTGGGATCAGGCTCATCCGGTCGGACCGCAGTACATGCAGCTCGGACGGCTCAACCTCGCCGACCGCCTCAACATAGGCGTCGCCGGACAAAAGGAACTGTCCAAACAGCGCCTCAAGGAACTCCCCCTGTCCCTGCAGAGCATTTGGGCGCCCGATCAGCGACAGAACAGGATGATCTGAATACCGACGTTCAGCATTCTGCAGTACAAGAGGCAGCGCAGCCGCAGCTTCCGCGATCAGCTTGACCGAGCGAAAGCCAACCGGGTTCCCCAGAAAGCCAGTGCGTGTCAGCGAAGCGGTATCCCGTGGCGACCACGCCACACGGCCCGAGCTCTGGTATGCAATCACAGGACCCGTCGCAGAGGATTTCGCCTCTGGGACCTCTGGGTGGTCGCGTTTCAGCAGTCCGAACAGCATCGCCAATGGCTCCTTGAATGTCGTTGAAAGCGTCCAAGCGATTTCCACTCATCGGCTCGTGGGGCGGTTGTCTCTCAATTGGTGAAAGAAACGTTTACTCATGCGTGCGCTGGTCAGAAAAGGGAACGAACACTGGGATTTCGCCATGCGCGAGCGGGTTCGATCATGAGCTCTGTGAGCGCCCAGACCAGCGCATCGACACGGTCCGGCGAGCCGGTGCCTTGAAACCCATGGGCGGTCATTTGCACCATTTGGTCTTCGAGCGCGTCGAAGCTGCCCACGTGATGCACGCGGCCCTGTTCGTAAAGCCCGGCGATGGGCTCTGCCCGGATGATTTTGCCGCGGCTGGCATGGACCGCCTTGTACGGGACATTGGGATCGATCTGGCGGATCATATCCTCGACCAGCGCCCCGCCTTGGTTCACCTCGGCCACCAGCCGGTCTGCCTCGAAATCGCCCCAAGCCTCGACCGCGGCCCGCGCCCAGCCCAAAGGTGACGCGCCTTGCAGCGTCCGATCCGCCAGCACATAAGCCCGCCAGGCGCCGGGGGGGCCATCTTGAACGACGCCAGCCACGACGATCCCGCAGGCATCCGAGGTCTTTCCCGAACTCACGGCCGGGTCCACTGCGACCACGATCCGGTCGAGGTCGGGCACCGACGTCACACGCGCCCGCTCTAACATCTCGGACGTCCAAAGCGCGCCATCCGCATCTGCCAGCAAGACACCGTCCAATTCCTGCCGCCCCAGCCGCGTCCCCGCGTAGCGCGCGCGCACCTCGGCCAGAAACGAGGCGGCAAGGTTGGCGCGGTTTGCCTCTGTCTTGGCGTGGGTTGTCACTGTGGACGGGCTTTCGAGCAATCGCTTGAGCACATCCACATTGCGCGGTGTCGTCGTTACGCAGACCTGGGGCTGGTCGCCCAAGCGCAGCGCAAATTGCAACATGTCCCAGGCGTCTTCCCCAAGCTTCCACTTGGCCAACTCATCGGCCCAGGCGCAGTCAAACTGTGGGCCTCTCAAGGCCTCCGGATCAGAAGCCGAAAAGCAGCGCGCCTCCGCGCCATTGGGCCAGACCAACCGCCTGCGGGTCGCTTGCCATTCTGGCCGCCTGTCCGGGGGAGAGCATGCAAGCAGCCCGCTGTCCCCAAAGACCATCACGTCGCGGGCCTGGTCATAGGTCTCGCCCACCAGCGCCACCCGCGCCGCGCGCCCCGGATCGAGGGGCATCGGCCCCTCGACCATCGAGCGCACCCATTCGGACCCGGCGCGCGTCTTGCCCGCACCGCGCCCACCCAGGATTACCCAGGACCGCCAATCGCCCTCGGGGGGCAATTGGTGGTCAAAGGCCCAGAACTCGAAGAGATACGGCAAGATGCGCAACTCTTCATCCGTCAGCGCCTCCAGAAACAGGTCTTGGGCTGCAGGCGGCTCTAAGGCGATCCAGCTTGCGCCCGATCTCAACCCGTGCGGCGACCATGTCGAAGGCATGTCCGTTTTGGGCGATTCCTGCTTTGCGTTCTCTGAGGGTTCCAAGGCGGCTCTCCGTTTCGATGGCGCTGGCAAAGAGGCCAACGACTTTCTTGATCTCAGAGGTGTGCTTTGCCGCCTCGTCGACCTGTCCTTCCGCTAATTTCTCACGGACTTCCTCGATATCGTCCCGGAGCTCTTGGAGCGCTGCGCGTGTATCAAACAGCAGCTCTTCTTCTTTGGTGATTTGCGCGTCCAACGTAATCATCACAGTCATGTGCAAGGGGCCTCATCTTTGGTTTCGACAGACCCCCTCCACGAGAGACAGGCAAGAAAAAGCCCGGAAAGCGGTGGCGCTCCGGGGTGGTGTTGTCCTGTCTTCTAGCGTGGGAATAGAGATACTCTAAACCCGGCGCAAAGTCAATAAAGATGTTGTTAACCAGAGGGTTATGCGTACGGTCGGGTTAACAAACTCTTACCCGACCGTGCGCAGCTAAGCCCGATCGCGGTAGGCTTTGGCCCAGGCGGCGTTCACGGTGTCCGCGAGTTTTGCCGTGGGCACCGCGACACGGTCTGCGGCCGCGTCCGGCAGGTCCAAAAACCGCAAGACAGCGCGCAGGTGGTGGATCGGGTCCGTTGCCAGGGTCTCGTAGTCCAGCGCGAAGGGCGTGATCTTGTGGCGGGCAAACCAGTCCCTCCAACCCCGCTCATGCGCCTCAAGGTCA